TTATTTTGAAGCAATAACACGAAGCGCTTAAATATTTATATTATTTAGGAGTGACAAATTGTTCAACTAAAAAATTATGTCATTAAATTATAAGTTTAACATGACCAATATGAAAGTTTTAATTTATGGTTCAAAAGGATGGATAGGTAATCAATTTTGTGAGTTAATGAATAAAAATAATATTAAATATGTTTGTGGTACCGAACGTGCGGATGATGAAAATAAATTACGCGAAGAAATAATAAAACATAATCCAACAAATATCGTGTCTTTTATTGGAAGGACACATGGAAAAATAGGCGATAAAGAATACACGACTATTGATTATCTTGAACAGGAAGGAAAATTAGTTGAAAATATGAAAGATAATTTATACGCTCCAATAACGATAGCAATGTTGGCAAAAAAATTAAAAATTCATTACACGTATTTAGGCACGGGATGTATATTTAAATTCGATAACGATATAAATAAACCATTTAGTGAAGAAATAAATGGTTTTACAGAAAGTGAAAAACCTAATTTTTTTGGTTCTGGGTATTCAATCGTAAAAGGATTTACTGACAGATTAATGCACCAACTAAATGATGACGTATTAAATCTGAGAATAAGAATGCCAATAGTTGATGAACCAAATACGCGAAATTTTGTGACAAAAATATTAAAATACGATAAAATATGTTCAGTTCCAAATTCAATGACAGTTCTTCCAGAATTGTTACCGTATGTATTAAAAATGATGTCTGATAAAGTAACCGGAACAGTAAATTTAACAAATCCTGGACTTATATCTCACAATGAAATATTAGAGATGTATAAAGATATCGTTGATCCATCATATACGTGGAATAATTTTTCTCAAGAAGAACAACGCCAAATATTGGCTGCCGATAGATCAAATAATTATTTGGACACAACTTTACTAGAAAGTATGTTCCCTGAAATTGACAATATAAAGGTCGCCGTCAAAAAGTGCATACTGAAATATAAAAATCATGTTGACGTTAGCGAAACAAATAATTTATTGGTAACGGGTGGATGCGGATTTATTGGAAGCAATTTTATTAATCATTATTTTTCGAAAGTTGATAAAATTATTAATGTTGATGCTATGCATTATTGTGCACATAAAGGAAACATTGATAAAAAAATATGTGAACATCCAAACTATATTTTGGTCGAGGGAAATATTTGTGATGGTCCGTTAATGAAATCAACATTAGAAAAATATAAAATAACACATGTTGTTCATTTTGCAGCACAATCACATGTACAGAATTCATTTGATAATTCAATTAATTTTACTCATGATAACATTGCGGGCACGCATACATTACTTGATGAATGTCGAAAATATGGTTCAATTAAAAAATTCGTACACGTGTCGACAGATGAGGTGTATGGAGAAACACTCGGCGGTAAATGTGACGAATTATCTATTTTAGCACCAACAAATCCATACGCAGCTACAAAAGCCGGTGCCGAATTAATTGCTCAATCATATCATCATACTTATAAAATGCCAATCATAATCACGCGGGGTAACAATGTGTATGGACCAAATCAATATCCTGAAAAATTAATACCGTTGTGCATTTTAAGATTAAAAAATAATAAACCAATAACAATACAAGGTGATGGTTCATGTGTTCGTGCATTTTTACATTCTCATGATACAGCACGCGCTTTCGCAACCATTTTAGAAAAAGGAAAAATTGGAGAAATATATAATATTGGTTGTGACGAAAATATGGAATATAGCGTTATGGACGTAAGTAAAATATTAATAAATAAAATTCATAATACAACTGATTACGATAAATGGATAAAATATATACCAGACAGATTATATAACGATAAAAGATATTACATAAGCAACCAAAAATTAAAAGATATCGGATGGGATGTTAAAATTAATTTTGAAGATGGCATAAATCAATTAATTAAATCATTCGATGAAGATGATTATATCAAGCGATATGATGACATAGAATTACTATAAAATTATATTTTTTTAACTAAAATAATAGATAAAAAAATTGAAACATATTATTGTTTGTATATCACAAATATAATATTTGACTAACATACACTTGAATATAATACTAAAGGTCAATAGCACACAGTAATATTTATTATGCCAGACAATTCACATTTTAGTTATTTAAACATAACTATTAAATCACTTGACGATGATTCATTTCTGCATATGATGAACATTTGTAATCACATGCAACAACAAGAACAGCTTAAACAAAATTTAGAATATGACGCACCACAACAATATAGTTTAAAAAAAATTGATATGGCTAATAAAGAAAAACAAAAAAAAACATAAAATTATATGCGATGTTAATTTATCACAAAAAATTGAAATGTTATATTGTTTAACATATCATGTATTAATGTTAATGCATTATTACACACCATTATAACAAACATTTGTGAACATATAAAACATGTCTAATGCAATTCATACATTACTAAACCACGATGAACAAAATTATGACACGTTCCGTGATTTGATGCAAATTCGCGACGAAATAAATCGCATATAATTTAATATGTCTAATGGAATTCATACATTACTAAACTACGATGAACAAACGACAAATTATATGGCTAATAATAAGGACATTATATCATAATTAATTTTTTTTTGTAGAATTACATTTTATATAGTGCAAGACATAATTATATGTCGCACACCGCGAAATATACTTACATATTTAGCATACGGTTATTTAATTGCGGTAAACCGTTTACGAAACATAATATACCGCATACGAAATTCATTATTTCGCCGACCATTTATGACATCCCGTACACAAAATACACAACATCGGTCACGATATATGCCGCATTATTCTTTGTATGAAAAACCTTCTCTACAATATTTAACGCGCAAATCATTTTTTAAATTAACTACATCGCCTTATTCGGAATTGATTGCAGTTGAAGGAATATATATTGATAATTTATGTGGTATATGCAGTGAACGTTACGAATATCACACAATTGCAACAGCATTAAAATGCAGACATTGTTTTTGTACATATTGTGCTATGGAATGGCTAATTAAACATTCACATTTATGTCCCACATGTAGGCATCCGAATTAAATTATTTTATTCTAATATTTTAAAATAAAATTAAAGAACACAAGAAGGATTCGTATTAACGTACATATACATAACATCGTCATGGCACAAAAAGTTAGTCACTGGATTTAACTTTTTAAATTTTTCTATTTCGTCAATATTTTTAAGTAAATCTGATTCGTATATAAATTTAATTTTATGCGCAATATGCAATATATCATCATATGATATATGTTCCGTCGTCATAAAATATATATTTGAACGTTTATTATATGCCGCAAATATTTGTCCGTTGTATGCATACGCGATGGGAAATTGTTTAGATATGATGTCATTGTTTTGTTCATTATAACGTCCAAGTAATTTAGAATATTTTGTCATATCACATTGTGTAATATGGTTAAATGCTACTAAATTATGCAACAATCTGCTGACAGAAATTATGGCTCCCCCTTTAATTCCAATTTCGTGACGCATTTTTCGTCTAATGTAAGTTTGCATACTTTGTATATTGTAATGACATATATGTATATCATTATTAGCATCATATGGTTTTTTAAATTTGTTAATAATAAATGAATTATGTTTATTAATATGGTGTGGTGTTAAGATTGGCATATTTTTTATGGATGACATTTTAACTATACTTTTGCCGGAATGATCATAATTTTTATCGTGAAATTTAAATGTGTCAATGACTGAACCACACGGTTGACTAAAATAATATGACGAACCAAATATTAACCACGGTATGTAAATTGAATCATACGTGTCATATTTATTAATAATATCAAAAATAGTAATTTCGTTTTTTAAATAAATAAATTCATCAACATCACAATAATAACACCATTCAGAAACATCATTATATATTTTTGTAAAATATGTCTGTAAATATCGTTGTTTGTATTCACCACATTTTAAAAAAATATTTTCGTCATAAAAATCATTTTCAATTAATTCATTTTTATCAAGAATATTAAAATTAATTTTAGTGACTGTTACTTTTTGTTGAATATCATTCGGAAGTTTATCAATATATTGCGTCACTGGAACTTTACTATTATCGTCGTACATATATATATGTTCGAAGCCCAACATTATGTGATGTAAAACAAAATCTTTGATTAAATTATCTTCATCACGCAACATCGTGTGCAATATTAATTTGTACATTTGTGTTTTTTGTATTTAGCTTATATAAAATTTATTTAGCGACTGAATCATATTTTTATATTTCCAAAAAATCGCTCTAAAAAATGGACAGGTGAATTTTTATAAAAAAATGTGTTATTGTCGTAAGTATTATTTAACAAATACATTTTGTAATTATCAGGTTCTTTTATATGTTCTGCTATTTTATTCATAACTGCCGGTTTTGTATAAAACATAGTTCCTGCACAAAAATGCGTCATATTGTCATCACGTAAATGTTTAAATTTATTCACTAAATGCAAATTAAATGTTTCATTATTAAACATGCGTTGATAAGTGGGTTCTCCTGCACAATTTGATGTTTTATGTATATTCATTATCAAATTTATTGCATCAAACTTCAATAATAATAAATAGTCGATGGTTTCATTGAATAATTTATCGTTTGTTTGTTTCGATTGCAGCTTAATAATATGCTCATATTTATTTTTATGTTCGTTTATAATTAAATCGTACACAATCATTGTAGGTATTATATCCGTACCACATTCATTTACGATATATATTGCATAACTTGAAAATTGCGATTTAATTGATTCTTTTATGTCGTCTATATTAACAGTATTTCTAAATATGAAAATATGATTTATCGTGTCGTCATTATGTTTATTATTTTTTATTAATTTATCAATCATTATTTGTCCGGAACGTAATGAACCAATAAATAATAAATATAAAGTCTCGGCGTTTTCATTAATTTTTTCACAATATTTATATGTCATCATTTTTACCATTTCATCATATGACTTATTATATATATAATTATTGACATAATATTGAAGTTCAGTTATTTTATTGTCATGTGCGATAAATAGTTCGTCATTTTTTTGTAAAATTTTTATATTGTGGTTGTTCATTAAATTAATTATTTGACGGAGACAATATATTTTCCCTGTGTATCCATATTCGTTAAAATCATCAAGCACATTGTCATATTCGTCGACGCGCAATAATTTTTTATGATTTATATATTTATAAATATTAAGATCAACATAAATATGATTTGCATATTCGTATTGAACTGACGCAGTTGGTCGAATAGAAATAATAAATTTTTTTAAATATGCATTTGAATCATCTCGTTCATTGTAGTCATCATATTTATTTGTTAGGCTATATTCCATTTATTGTATACTTATATAATAAAATAATAAAGTTATATTTATCCATCGTATGCCTGTGCAATAAAATATAGAATAAACAAAAAGATGTACAAAAAAAGATATAAAATAATGATACATAATTTAAATTAAAATGAAGAGAAATTATGATGAAACCGAAACATTTGAATATATGCATCAATATAAAAATGAACCAGATGAAGAATTCATTAAACGTCAACGGCTAACAAAACTTGAGGAAACATATAGGAATCCGTTAATTTACAGCGTTGGTAATGAATTACATTTTTCGTCAGGAATTAATAAGGTAACAATTGAGTATGCAATTAGATTAATAACAGAAATTATTCATAATAACAAAAATGATTATAAAAAATACAAAGAGGGTGACAAAAAATTGGAAATTACTTATATTGTTGATAGTCCAGGTGGTTGCGTAAGTTCTATTTTAAAATTTGCAGATTTTGTTAAAATGGTAAACATTAAGCATCCATATGTTGAATTCATTAGTATCATCACTGGCACGGCTGCATCAGCTGGCACTATTATGTCGACCATAGCACATAAACGTTTGATGACATCACATGCTAACGCGATGATACACGAATTGTCATCAGGTATGAGTGGTTCATATACAAAATTAGCATCATATGGTAATCATTTGAAACAATTGCATAATGACCTTGCTGACATTTATATGAAGAAATGCAAAGTAAAGAGAAAACGTATTTTAAAATTATTAAAAAACGAAACATGGCTAAATGCAACAGAATATTTAAATTTGGGATTAATTGACGAGATAATTTAAGCCAATTTTATATTATGTTTATTAATAATTTAAGTTAAACAATTATTTGAATTAAATAATTATTTATTTTAATATTATTCATTAAAACCAGCACCGTT